ACGAGAAAAAACAAAAAAACCATACTGAACGACTATCCACTTTCGTTCATAATTTGGTTTTTTTCATGGTCCTTTTATTCCATATTTCCTACTCCTTCTAAGATTATGCCATCCAAATTACTAACTACATGCTTTAAATTCAATCCTTTGTTGATGTATTGTAGAAAATTGTTAATTTTCCCAGACTTGACTCCTTTGTCGTTGTTATCATTCCTTCTTGCCCATCTTATCCAGTTACCCATGAAAGCCATTTTATCCTTCAGATTGAATCGTTTTGTCCAACTCAACTGGTTTTTGTTTCTTACATCATGTTGTGCAAGCTGCCACTTCAACTTACTCTCCTTATCTTTCTTAACACAAATATTGTTCCATTCCTCATTGTTAACTATTGAATTTAATTTCCCATATAATAGGAAGTTACCATTTTTAATACATAAGTATAGATTGATACTAATTAGGCATCCCATCCATTTTTTTAGATCTTGGTCAGACAGCGGTGTTTCCAGTTCACAATTGCAATCTTTTTTATGTTTCCTAGTTGTTCCAATGTATTTCTCACTTATCAAGATCTCAATCAGTAATAATAGTTCCCTCATCGAGAAGAAATCCATATTTTCCGGTTGACATAAACAAGACATTGTAACTCCATCTAATCCAGATATCTGTAGCATCTGACTTAATTCAATCAATTTGTCAGGCTTCAATTTATCAGGAAGTCCTAATTCGAGTGGTTCTACAATTAACTTCCTAGCTCTCTCAAATTCTTCTTTATCACTTTTGAATACTTTAAAGAATTCTTTCCTGCTCCATAAATCCTCCCTGTTCATTATCTGTCCTTTCACAATTTTGTATCTGAAATCACATAAAACAATATATACCTCACTTGTATTGGTGCTACTCAGGCTTGTTGTGCATATTTTAACCTCTTTAAACCAATGGGACACTTTGTCTATTATGTTTGTATCACCCCCAATCAAATGAGATAAATATGTCTTGACAATCAACCAGCCTCCTTCATCCAGCAATTTTACAAGATTTTTTTGCAATTCATTGAAAATTTGACTTATAATAATTTCATTAATGGCCTCCATATCCAAAACAATTAAATTGATATTAAGATAATGTTTGATTTTTTCTCTTTTGAAGTATTCCCAAGTTTCTGACTTACTTAAATCACTTGGTTCTTTCCAGACTGTGTCCCAATTCACACATCTAGCTCTAGATGATCCTAATTCTAATACGGCACTGGGAGGGGTAGGTTTCGTCCCATGCAGGGGTTTGTCATCCAAAACCAATAGACTATTAAACAGTCCTCTAGAACAATGTGACAATCTCAACAGACACGATGTCATACCACCTGACCCATCTCCTCCACAGATGAAATCCCTGTAAGCGATGCCGCATCTCAGGATGATAGTTCGTAATTTATAATGTGCACCTGTTGCAATCTGGTTCACCCTTAGTCCTGATATTATTGGGTTGCTCTTATAAGGAATTAGTCTCTTTTCAATTTTGAACATTCTAGGATCAGAATAATAGGTGGGTTCGATATAATCGATTTCCCCTACATATTCATTCCCCCATTGATTCATATCATCACCTTCATTCTGGATAGTTGCAGATCCTATATTTAGGTTATCCCCAATGAACCTGAATTTGACAGCATGCCGGATTTCAGATGATACAAACTTCAGATGTCTCAAGCATTCTTGCATTTGCTTCTCTAATCTACTCAAATCCCCAACCTCATTATTTAATATGTCGATATACAAGTCTTGACATTGTTGTAGCATTATTTTAATTTCCTTTGTCGAATTTTGAGATACAAACACTCTGTGAGTAACATGACTCAATCCATATGCACATATCAACTCGTTGGTCCTCATGTCTGAAAAAACCCATGAAACCATTCTACTTACCTTTTCTTTCCCTTCGTAATAGATTTGTTTCATGTAATTTCTAAAGATGCTTCCAATGTCACTCATGTTCATTGGGTAGCTGGCAGGAACTTTGTGAGGTAGCTTTGACATCTCTTGGTAAAAATTAGGGTGACCAATGAAATTGACCAACTCAGATATATAAGAAGATCTATCTATTAGGAAAAACACTGTTCCTTGAATTGCTAATTTAGGTTTTTTAAATATCATATAATTCCTTCTATGAGTCAAATTCAAAGTACCGCACAGTTTGAATCCATCAATCATCCCTTCTAGAAATGACCTTGGTTTTAACCTGCTTCGTATTGAGATTGGGAATATACTTTTAATATCAATCTCCTGTGATTTACTAAGAAGACTATCAGCACATATCCACCCTATTGTTTTTCCAACCTCATAAGACTTCTCCCCTTCTTCCATCTGATCCCAATCTTGGTCATGGTTTACTATGTCTAGATGAACTTTGACTTCACCCCATTCTGTCATCGAGCGTGGTCTCCATTTTTCTAAGATTTTTGAAACATCTCTTGGAGTGTATTCCCAATTGGAATTTAATTCCGGCTCTGATATTTCCCTCAAACATGATTTGCAATTGATATGATAGTGATAAATTTTAGATTGATTGAAACCCCTTTCTTTAATAGCAGTCAGCATTTGACACCAAATAATTGTGGACTGAAACATAAAATCATAATTGGTGTCTCCTAAGCCACACATTGTATCCGTAGTTGATATGCACCAAGTCAGAGCACTGGGAGCAGAAGCAGCAAATCCTCCACTGCTGACCCTGCTACAAGAAAATCTATGTAGTGATGATCCTGTTCTTTTATACCCCTGTATCTGGTCTTCCCAATCTTCTCCTGTCAATGCTCTAAGGTTATTGAATATTGATTTAGCTAAATTACTCCCAGGGTTGACGAACCAATTTATACTTTTTCTAAGTTCACAAGCTCTCTTTAATACAGGCACCTTGGCTTCTTTTTCCCAGGGTTGAAGTATGGATGTTGATTCTTTAGTATTAGATCCCAAATAAGGGTAATATGGTCCACGATATTCACATTTATTGGGCACTCCCTTAGGGGTCATAACAGTTAGATAACAATTTGTATACTCTTCTTTCATGCACAATTTGCACATATCCTCTCCCCCTCTTGATCCACTAAACATCTCACAGGGATGTGGCACAGTAGTTCCAAGTACTTCTTTCCCCCAAGATCTGAATCTCAATTTATCGGATAATTCTGCACTGCAATTCCATATTTTTTTGTCATTGTATTTGGCCCTCTTGAGCACATTGATTTGGCTGTTTATGCTTTGTATTTCACTTCTAATTAAAACTTCATCTAATTCTTTCTTGTATTTCTTTTTATATATCCCTCTAATAGTCTTAGAATTAGTAAATAATCCAATTAAGCCTTTAGTAACTCCATAATAGGTTGATTCTGCAAATTGACTCAGAAACCTGGGAAATAAGGGGCTTATTGTTCTAAGCCAAAGAAATAATTGTGTTTCTTCACTGATTAAATTCCTTGCTGCATCTTGTATAATCTCATTCTTGATTTTCCCGCAGTTTTCAACCAAGTTCTTTTTCACCTCACCTTTAATCATGTTTGATGAGCTTAAACCATGCTTGATGTTTAATGACTCTGGTTTCTCTATTAATTTGTCCAAGTCCTCAGGTTTAAAACTGTTTAGTTCTGGCTCTCCTATGGAGCAGCATAGCTTCCGAATCTGCTCATCATCGGTGTTCTCATAAACCATTTTCCAAAATGACAATGCTTCTGTGACTCCATCTGGGAACCCCCTTATAAAATATCTTGTCAAACTAGTTCCTCCAATACCTCCTAAACTTGGGTCTAGATACATCAGTAAGATGTTGTACAATCGATTTTGGAGAGATGCTTCTTTAATAACATCCGATGTTTTCCTTCTTAAAGCAGGATTGTGATAATCCAATATTATCAGTCCCAAACTACCTAAAACCATTTGTCCTACAATTGCATCTAAAGGTCTTTCACTAAAGTGTGCTACGGTTAATGCATTAGTTGAACTTGAGTTTAAAATTGTTGATGTACTGGGTAATTGATCATTGGATGTAAAATTAACTCTAGACCATCTTTTGGTTGGAAGTCCACGAATGGTTCCTTCAATGATTGGAACCTTCCCGTAATTTATGTAATCTGCAGAAGTCATGGTCTCATCATGATTTATTCTAAGTCCTAGCTTATTTGTCCCTTCAATTATTGCATCCATTATTTGATTGTTATTATCGACCATTCTTTGTATGTGTTCTTTCAGTTCATCTTCATTTTGCCAGCTTTCAGTTTTGTAATGCATACTTATGGTCTGATTGTCCCCTTGAGCTAGAATTTTAACCTTAGTGTTTCTTATCTTACTCTCCCTCTCTATCATTAGATAATTCAATATACTCCATCCTTTTTGCCTCAACCCTTCTAATCCCCCCTTCTGACCCTCCCAACACACCTTGATTCCTGTTTTATTTAAACAATGTCTCCCTTGCACCATCATTAAGTCTGCTCGCTGGTTATAATAGACCAAACTATTTTCAAAGAATTCATGTGTCCGAACTATAAGATTTTCCATTCCAAGGAATTGTCCCATTACTCTGAATACCGGTCCATTTGATTCTTTCCTTTGATAATTATTCCATTTCTCATAATCAATGTTGTTGGCTATGGATACATAATCATAGTTTCTTGTTCCTTGACCGGATGACACGTCCAGCATCTTTTTAATTACAGTGTTCAAATCATCTGCCATTGTAAGTCCTTCAAACAATGGTACATAATATTTCTTAATCAAGTATTCAGTTGCAACAAAGTAGTCTCTTAACTCATAACTCATTAAAGAGAAAAACCTACCTTCTTCTTTAAGCTCTCTTTCCTTGGCTTTTAAACCTATCACCAACTTCTCCCAATCTAATCCATGATCATTCACTTTTTGTAAAAATTCTGGCCAATTTGTTGCAGGCCGATCTAGTAAGCTTTGGAGAACTCTCTTGGTTGGAATCCTTCTGTGATTTCCCTCTTTGATAACCTTCAAGACTTCAGATCGGTCTAAAGAGTGACTTTTATCAGAGTACAATATACTGATATCAATCATATCAGGAATATCAAAGCACTTGTCTAAGGGAAGTTCATGCCAATGGTCACCGAATTCTTCAATTAGTTGCTGGGTCGGCCATGTGTTATGTTTAATGTGATTATAAAACTTGTGTTTTGGATTTACTTGATCTTTTTTGACTGGCCATTTTTTCTTCTCACAAAATATTTTCCTAATGACTTTGAATGCTAAATCACTTGCTAGTAGATTGGCATATCCTATATCCACATGGCAATCTTTATTTACTTGTGACTCCAATTTCTCTAATCCTGCCAGATAATCAATAAAAGGATGCCCAAAATGTCGAAAAGAGCTATAATATACCAACACCATGTCTATTGTTTTTTCATTCAGAACAATGTTTGAAAAATTACTTAAATCAATGCTTCTATCTCTCATCAGTTCATGGATAGAATGATAAATATGGTTTTCAAAATTAGGGAAGGCTGGAATCAACGGTCTACTTTCTTTGACAATTTGTACAATTCTCAAATTACATATACTTTCCAGGAGCTTAATCCCTTTGTAACCTTTATTTCCGTGTAAAGTTAGAATCTCATCTCCATAAGCATACAATTTCATCAAATTTTCTATATCATCATCTGTATAACTATATTCATCATGGCAGACTTCCATACTTAGTATTGTTTGAAATCTTGATATTAGTACATCCTTCATCATTAATATAAACTCTCGATTTAGTAGTGAGCGCTCTGTTTCGGAATAAACATAATTATCAAAGATAATCCATCTTCCTGTAGTTTCCAAATTCATCACATAACATTTGTGATTTTTATATCCTAAGCTTTCTAAATTAATTTTAATGAGCTCTTCTTTCTTTTGGAGGTCTTCAAGTTCCATCTTAGAGTTGGCATTTAAGACACATACAAGTTTATGAAATTCAAAAAACTTGAGGAACCAGCTTTTTGCTTTTGCCGGAATATCATTCCACTTCCTTTCGATGTCTACCTGAGCAATGCTATTATTAATACCTAACCCTTTAAAGAATGATTTTGGGATTTCCTCGATCCCTCTCAACACATTTTTTAAATCTTCTCCAACTTGATTGTATCGGTTTGTCACCATGATCCGATTTAGCAACTTGCCAAACATCTGATGTAATGACGTAGATTCCCTAATATACCTCAGGTCGTTGAAATTTTTAAGAACTTTTTTGATGATGATCATCTCTTCTTTCTCCCAATTGGTTACTTTATTACTTGGTAGCTCTTCATATCCTCTTAAGTACCCAATAAGTTCATCCAATTGATCAGATATCAGGGGTGAATTGAGATTGTAATCTTTATTGTTTATTAACTCCATTGCATCCAAGTCATCTTGGACTTCTCCTAAATAATTGTTAAGTGAATCATCGAGTCCATCTACCTCATTATCATAAGGATCAAAGCCATCTAATTCATCATAAGGATCCATTTTTTTCATAGATCCCTGTTGCTAAATACCCCTTCTTTGAAAGATCTACTGCTAATTAAATGCTTTCTATATGCTCAATAATAGGATCTGAACATCCTTTTAATGTCCTCATAAAAGTGTATATAGACATCCTCAAAATGTCCTTGCAATTCATGAGATTTAAGTTTATAAGAACCTCTTCCAATCATTCTTCTGCCAATTACCCTCCCTAGGATTCCAGTGACTTGTATTTGACCAAACACATACACCCATGGGTTATGGCTTTCCCTATCAAAAGAGCTGGATCGTATGTCCAGTATGTCAATTGCTATCAGCCTCATAAATTTTCTCTCTATTAATTCTAAGACTTCAAAGACAATTCTTTCACCTGCGGCACAGTCATTTACATTTCTTAGAAGGCATCTGAACTTCAGCTCCATGATGCCTGTTGATCTTAAGTTACCTATCGTAAGGACAGTGGGTCTCAGCTTGAGAATTTGATTTTTTTCATGTTTATAAGGTTTTCATCTGTTTAAGGATTTATTTGGTTCCTTTATTTACTTGTCCATTTATTGGAGCGTGAATAAAAGTATTATTTGATGCCTGTGCTCAATGCAGAAATCTCATTTTTCGAGGTAAGTCACAGATGTCAAGCTCATTCTTTCTTTTTAAGAATATTATTTCGGAATCTTCTAGCGTTATGTCCAAATCAATAGCCCCATATTCCTCTCCTGTGATAATCAATGGTATGGTTCTGCTAATTTTCATCACCTTTTCTCTGACTCCTCTTAAATCATCTGAATCTATAGCTCCATAAGCCTCCCCCACAAAGATTCAGTAACCATTCTTTTTATCATTTCGAACAACAAATTCTCCATTCACAATTGCACTTGGTATCAAGATCTCAGAAAGCCTTGTAATCATTTGGTTACCTCTGTGCAAGGTCTTTATACTCTTAACAGCAAGCAAGCCTAGTAGTGCTCTTCTTTCAATCTCAATGGGTTTAAAATTGATTATTTGAAGACTCAGTTTGCATCTGGAAAACTCCATGATGCCTGTTAAATTGGGATTAATTTATATCAAAAATTCATATTGAGTTTAAAGGTCGCTCGCATTTTTTTCATTACTCATGCAATGGATTATATATAATATTGAGGTACACGGTTTAATTAGTCATATCTGAGTCCAAAACAAACATATCTCCAACATGTCCAAACTACCAAGGTTGTGTAATTTAGGCCGGATAGATTTCTTCAACTCAAAGTAATCAATCTTTGCTTTTCCTTTCATATGCCCTACATAAAATATGTCAACCTTAATATTATCTTCTGAACAAATCCAATTCGGTATTTGGTTTATTTTTCTGCTCAGGGCCACTTTCATCTCATCAATCAATCCTTTATCCCAACTCCGTGATAAGCTAAGATTAGTTAGCAACTCTTCGGCGGCCATCCATATCTCAATCTTGTGACATTTGTTTAGAGGGCTAGACTTTCTGATTTTAATATTATTAATTTGTATTTCTCCAACTATTATGTTGATTTCCACAATAATTTACAAGCTTTATTTATCACCAAACTTTTTAAATTTAGCTATACTCAGTTTCTTTTTCCCTTTAAGAGAATGCTGACTTTTAACTTTATTCTTTCTTTTAATTATCTTCTTTAGCTTACGCACACCAGATACTCCGGTATTTATACACTTGAATATTTTGATTAAAATCCTGCTCAATACGATGCCAATGATTAAAGAAATGATGATATAGAAACCTAGTCGAATCCTCCACTCTGTTAGATTCCACCAATTAGATATCTTATCTCTAGATTCTGTAAGCCAATTCTTAATTTCATCAAATGGTTTTTGGAATGGAAATTTCTCCATTCCTGTTGAATTTTCTGATGATTTTTTGATTTTTTTCATTAAGAATATCACGTTAGAAGTTAAGAATAATCTAGGTTGAAGAATCTGAGAATTCTGTGTCTATATTTATGAACATTTTTACCTAATCTTAATCTCCTCCTAAATAAAATATATAAGCTGATTAGACTCACCAAACTTCCTATACCCCATACCGACATTTCCTCAGACCAATATCCTTTATCTTCAACGGTTATTGTTTCATTGGCTGATCTAGTAATTTCTTGATCATGACTTCCAATTTCATTGATTGACTCATCTTTATTCTCTTGTTCCTTGTTAACTTCCTTTTTGTCTGACAAGCTTATTTCGGTTTCATTAGTGTTATCTGTCCCTTTAGACTCTGAATCATTTATGTTTAAAATTTGTGCTTCTTCTAATGGATAATTGAACTTTTCATTATATATGTCTCCGTGTTTTTTGCTGACAGCTATTATCCCGATATCATTATATATAGATTCTAAGCTCTGAAGTATGAATGATCTTGGGTAAGAGATTTTATTATCTGTCCTGGATATCCCATTGTACCAGAAATGTCTACTCCCCTCAGTCAAATTTTCACTTCGGTCTTCTGGTTCAGATTCTTTAACCCAACCTTTTTCACCCAATAAGCTTTCACTTGTGATGTTGGTCTCTCCCAGGAAAGTTATAGTAAAGTTGGTTGTATCATTGTTGTCATATATCAGGTCACCTACACGATAATTACACTCCATATAGCTTATATGATATGACGGCACAACCTTTGATCTGGAAGGGCCTGAAAAGACTGTCATCACTTTCCCATATTTAATAGCAATGTGTTTTCCTGGTTCAAAAGGATTCAAGTAATGTAAATTCTGAAACGGCACTGGTTTCTTTGCTAAGATTCTATTTTTAATCTTTTTACAATTTTCATGTCTCTGATTGATGGCTAACAACAATGGGCCTCCTATATTTCTTCTTCCCTTAAGACTCAAATCAGCCACTCCATTAGTGATGAGTTCTTGGCTCTTGCACATAGGCACTTCTTTGTACAATGGTTTCCAATTGACAGATATAATCCCACCTCCAGGCAACCTTAGAACTTTCTTTCCACAAAATCTTAGCTCACAGGATCCCTTGATTGGAATTGACCCAAAATGAGAATCATAGATTATTCCCAATTTAATCAGTTCTAATCTTATACTGACTTGATCATCATTTTTAAAGATTTCTAAGGGTATGTAATTCTTCTGGCCATGACACTTCCAATTTCTTACTTGACATAATTCACTCTTATGCCATATTGATTTATAACCTTCTGTGATATTGTTCAATAGATATACATCTATTGAATCATCAATGAAGGGATCACCCACCATAGTTGTCTCTTTGACAACAATAAATTCTCTATCTTGCCTTTCTAGTATACCTGGTGTGCAGCGAGGGGGGGGATGAAATGGGTGTTCTGATTCTATCCCGCGGTGCTTAACATATTCTAAGCATGCCTCTTTGTTCATAAGATATGATATGGTGTAATATTTAATCTTGTTATCTAAGTTGGATAAAACTTCACATTCAGTGGATTTCTTGACAATAGTGCAATAATATCCCTGTATTTTGTCACTCTTTCGGAAGTCAGGAGTGCAGATTTCACCAATTTCTGCATATTTACCATCTAAAATCTCATCTCTAATATTGATGGCTGAATTGTCCCCGCATAAGTATTTGAACCCTGCTTCATCACTTAGCTCTGTGCAATTAAAAGGATGATTAACCCAGATTCCTAGAGCCGTGTCCAAGATCAAAACAATTAATTTCATGGTCCACATATTAGGGCCTGTTGATTTATTGGATTTTCAATCAATTAGTTTCAAAATTCTTAATCATTTATATTTTAATCTTGATCATTTTTTTCATTATTTTAGGATTGTTCAGATCAATGGTTGAAGAATCCCTTTTTACCATTTTTGCCATGGGGAGAGTATACATTCATCTTATCTCCTCCTTTAGATGCATGTACTCCTCTTTCATACTTAGATACATTGTCTTCAATATCACTAACCTGTTCATAAATCCCCTCCTCCTTGCCCTTATTTTTTCTGATCCAGGTTTCCACCCTCCCCCTTTCTACGTCTTTACTCATTTCAAATGCTTCATTTAGTTCATTGTGATTTACTAGATTTTTATCTTCTTTATTCTTTTTTGTAATCATCTTCTTTAGTTTCCAAATAGCATAGATTGTTACAATGGATCCAATGCCCCAGATTGTCCATCTCACTGTTTTGGCTAATCCAGTGAACCATCCAGTCACAGCTGAAATTATTTTCCTCCCTCCTTTCTCCACTTCCTTGATGATATCCGACCTGCTTCTATTTACAGAGCTGACAGGTGTCAAATCAATATCATTCCACTTATTTTCTTCTTCCTTATAAGCTTCGTTCAGATCAATCTTGTCAAATTCAGATACTTCAAACTTTAATAAAGAGTTGTAATCTTCTGTTCCGTCATAGATTGACTTGACAGCCATGTGGAATGACTCATTAACCACCACCATCCCATTATATGTAATATTAAATTCAGAATCTTCTCCATAATCATTTTTGGATCTCTTAAGAGTCCGATAACGATTCTTACCAGGTATACCCTTATCTTTCAATTCATCCTTCTGTAAAATTCCATCCTTATTTGTATCTTCAATTGGATAATACATGCACATAGATCTATAATAGGTTCCTATAGCCCCATGTTTTTTGGTGACCAATCCAGCATTTTTGTGAACCTTCCAATCAACTTTGCAATTCTTGCTCTTTCTAGAATCTGGCCAGGTTAAGCAAAATGTTTCATCCCAGCTCACTTGCTCAAATAGATATGCATAATCTCTTCCAGGTCTAGAGGGTGACAAATAACTCATGTCGACAAAATTTAAGTTTTCTTTATTGAGTATTTTAGATAAGGTGTTCATGCATCTCTCATTTTCCATTTCAGCTTTTATATCAAATTCCTCAAATTCTGTCCTATCTTGATGTATTCTGAAACCAGGTAATCTACTGTCATCACAGTTGTTCAGGTGCACATATTCAATTTCACTGTCTGCTACATTAGTATAACCCCACCACTCACCATCTTCTAATATTACCCCTTTGTAACCACAGAAGTTCTTCTTGCAGGCCTTATTTAATTTCATTATCCCCAGTTCAGGTGATTCCCATAGTCTGTCATGAAGGTTAAGTTCACTTCTAAAAGATTTGATTCCAATGCACTCCCAATGGTCCTTGTTGCAGTGCTCACTAGTATTTTTTCCATCATTATTTGTAACCCATAATCCTGTTATATCTTTCATTTTACATCCTTTTGTCTTAGCTTTCTTTACATCACATTTTTCTATAAAACCTGGATCATAAAGCTTCATGTCATAAGGATTCTGTAAAACTTTATGAGGTACCAACACTACAAATGTGATTTTCTCAGATTGAGCCATGTTCCAGAAGCACCCTGCTGGAGGATAATATGGCGGTATGGATATGCCCCTTTTCAGCTTCTCTAACTCTTTCTGACAATCTGCTTGGTTTGGTACAGTCTCTTTAATGGTGTATTCAATCTCTGTTGAGAAATACCAAGTTTCTGTGCATTTTGTTGTCCAATGCTGTTCCCTACATATGTATCCTTCAATATGATCATCATCCTTTATTTGAGGTCTGCATATTTTTTCTATTTTTTCATCCACTTCAACATGATGTGCCTCTAGAGACACCTCATTTTGTCTAATTGGACACTTAATTTGGTAGTCTTTAATTCGTTCTGGTTCAGTACAATTAAATGGGAAGTTGTACACCCTTTGGCTTATTACACAAGATAATATACTAAAGAGCATTAGTTCTATTAGCATCTTAATTTCGGAACTCATTTTGAGCCCTGTTAAAGGATTCTGGTTAATTTAATAAGGCAGATGCGGTTTTTTTCATTAACACTTGGCTAAGCCAGTTTGGATCTCCCTCTATTATGGACCCAATTTCTAATTTAATTCATTGCATTCTTGAAGCCTATGTTTCCCTTAGCATCCCTTGTTAAGACAATGTCATATGGCTCTAGGCTATCTTTGAGATCTGGTGGTTTAGAACCATTGCTCAGTTCCAATTCGTAAGCATCAATTATATTCTTTCCCTTCCGCTTGCTCCTCTTGCAACTGAATTGGAAAGAGATTGACACCCCCTCACCCTGATACATGGTTGACAGAAACTTGTTATATTTGATTTCTAAATCTCTAGGATGAATGTCTTTATCACCTGTAAATTCTACAATCTCAGTGAAACCATTTGAGTATCTGTTATTGTTTTTCACACTAGTTGGGAGCCTCCTAAGGTGCGTTCCAACTGTTAGATATGAGGAAATAATCAAAGGCTTAGATAAATAACTTCCATCATATTCATCTACCATAACTTCTAAGATGTGTAACATGTCAGATGTCCTCTCTACTGGCCTGTTTGTTGTTATGTCCAAGTTAACAGATATCAGATAGGATTTGGTTAAAAATTCCGTATCTAACCCATCATTCAAATCTTCATACTTATAGTCTTCCCCATAATAAGGCGGTGCAGTGCCCCATATTAGCATAGGATCGCCCTCTTCGCTGCTAGCAATGCTTCTAGTTCCAGCAGAGCCTTTGCTTTTCCTCTTCTTGAATAGGGACAGCATTGTGACTCCTGTTGACTTTGAGTAGATACTTTCAGTTATTGTTTTTTTCATGATGACAGCTTAATGTTAAATTCCGCACTCATGTAACTTCACAAAAAGATGATATTATCTAGATCCATAGATTTAACCATACTCTTCGTCCCTTTAGCCTTCCTGAGCAGTAATTTCAATCCATCTGTTGTTTTAAGATTTTGGTCCATTTTTTGGATAATTCCATATATTTCATGATGTGTAATGGGGAGATTCTCAGCATCTATTTTCAAGAATCCTTTCCCATACTTTTTCTTAATCCGGATTCCCCTATTAATTGTATCCATGACACCGTTAAACAACTTGTTGTCAGATTGACCTGTACTTGATGTTTTGTTAATTGTACTAGGACCACAATTGCTTACTCCTGCTTTTTTAATCATAATCATTCCTCTTTCATCCCATTCTAAATTGTAGTCTATATCATGATATAAGTTGAAGAACTCCAATATGCCGACAATTTTGTTAATTTCTCCCACACCTATTAATATTGGACATGCAATGTCCATTAATAGACCATCTTTCGGCTTCTTGACGCTTCTGACCGGATCTCTGGGAAAATATTCTTCTGAGGGTTTAATAGGATGTTTTAAATCTTTTTCTTCATATATATCCACTGACTTATCTGATTCACAAGACTCAACAATTTTGAGCAGATCACCTTCCCAATCCAGATCATCATTTCCTTTTTCTTCTAGTTCTTCTAGTCTAATTTCCACTGGATAAACTTTCTTAGAGGACAGATCACGCCCGACTAAAGAATTCTTCCCAGTTGGCTTTTCCTCTTGATTCTCATCTAATTCACCATCTTCTGGAATATCTTTGATGTTGTTCATAAGAGCTGCCAAATCATAGGATCTGCAGACTTCTTTGGGATTGAAGTGCTCCATGATCCCTGTTGAATTAATTGGTATTTTACACATAGCCACTAATATCATAGTTTTTTTCATGATTGGATACATATAGGACTAATAAATTTAATCAAATAGTCATTTATGCAATGGTTGAAAGATACTTCCCTACGGTGCCTGGTCTAGCATTCTGAATCTTCTTGGCTTCTTTGAGACAGAAGTCAACAACCTTATCTGGCAAAGCAAAATGATTAGATTGAAGGTATATGTACCATTCCATAGGGTTTGATGATTTAGGCATGTCTCCGATGAATTCATCAAACTCAGATTGTCCTTCCTCATCTCCACCTTCATCATCATCTTCACCCTCTGAATCCTCTTCTCTGAAGTCTCTGTCAGAAGGTTTCAAGAATGCCTTCTTGAGCATGGCCTTATGAGATTTTACATATGCCACTACAAATGCATTCATTTTAATATTTTGTAGGTTGTTTTCACTGACCATACGAGCATTTCTACATCTCTCGGATGTCAACAAAGCACCAATCAAGTGGAGGTAAGTATATATGTGTGGACATGCTAAAGAAGAATAAGGAGATTTGTTTGATATTCCCATATCCATCATGTATGGCATATAAGAATACGGTTGGTCAATTTCATTTCCCTCTTCCATCATTTTGACTACGTCTTCCCCAACATTGTAAACAAAGATCCAATCTAGTAGTTCTTCTATTGACATTCCTGTTACATCACAAACATGTCCAAGTGACATCAAACCAGCAGAATCTTTGTAACGACTAGGAACAGTACCGAATCTAACATGTGCATAATTGCTGTTTTTGAATCTGTTTAAAAACATGTCATAGCCTGCTGCGATCTTACAAAACTCACTATTTGTTACCCAGCTTCCATGAACGGCAACATCATCAATTATGTTTGGGGCATCCTTTTTAAAACCTTTAATTTGTGCATTCAATTTAACCAATAAATTGTTTCGATGGGTTTGATTTGATGATCTTCCCAGTCGATAATACGCAAGCAAGGCCAAAACTAACCATTTATCATCCTGCTCATCAATGTTTCCGTTTTTCTTGCCGTCCACTGTTTGATCATTTTCTACTATTACATTGTAGAAGCACCAAACATTTATTTCTTGATTCTTTCTCCCAATGTTCACTCCAAAAGATTCCCAATCATCATCTAGCTTCTCTATTATTTTTTCTCCGACTAAATACAAGTATCTGATTACGTGAGGTAATTGAAGTTCACCTCTTTCTAATCCTCCATAAACCAGTTCTCTAACTGTGGGCAAATCTAATTTGCCTTGTGGTACTCTCAAAGTAGGCTTTTGCCGGTTTCCTTTGTCAAAGAATTCTTTGGGGTATTGAGGAGGGACATTGTCCGTGGGTTTAATAGGCTTAATCTCTTTCTTATTCAACGTGCAATACATGTTGATGTAAAGAGACCTGTTGACACAGAAACAAAGATACTATATCATTGGTGTTTTTTGTTTTTTCTCGT